AGATCTAAGTCTATCTCATGAAGAGGAACACTGGACACTCGGACCAGGGCCTCTCGGTAGAAACGCGATAAGCGTCCCAGATATTTCTGGAAACTAAGCTTCTCAAGAGGCTTAGGACCTTCAGTGAAGGCCTTGAAAAACGTCGTTTGACGTTCAAGGAGATCGAGAAAACTCTCGAGCGGCAAAAAGCCGAACCTCTGATAAACTTCACGAAGCGTGAGGTTCACCTGAGGAAACCCAGTGTTGGGTGATACCGGGATTTCCGGCAAATGAACGCGTGCGTAATCTAGCACACTGCGCATTGTGTGCAACGATTCACGCTCATTCGGATCAAATTTATCCGACACCACAAATTTGTGGTCGCGACCAAATGTCAAAATGCGTTGCCACATTGGCGACGTAAAGTCGCTTGGGAGTCCTCGTTTGACCCCAGAGGAGATCGCCCGTAGCCGGATGGTCTCCTGTAGAAATTCTTCTACCGGTATTGTCAAGAGCCACTTGACATACCCGTACACGTCTCGGTGACGTGTACAGACTTCCTTGAAGTCTCCGGGAAATCGAATCCCACCAACACATGGGGGGAACTCGATTGGCAATTGCCCAGCGCGTCGAATGACGCTGAAAGGAAACCCTTTCCGGACCATATCTATATAGAGATGGTTCACATGCCTAGAAATGAAGGCAGAGTCAAAGAACTTAGCTTCTTTGAGCCATTCCAATTGCAGGAATAGGGAACTACCCTTACCCAGAATACTCGATTGGTTATCTGAGTGAAACCGTGTTGACGGTGTCAAAAGTTTTGACTTGACAATGTCGAGGTACACATGAGTACCGCCATCATTAAAGAGATGGTTCTCAGCATGGATTCCATGATAATGAGAAACCGTGTTTTTTCCAATCGACGGTTTAGCCCCAGTGGACTTATAAACATAGTTTATAATCGGAAACATATCCGATAGGTCAGTGACCTCTGTTCGATCATCACCCGTGATGACAACAAAACCCGTTGGGTTTGGCCCCGAAAGCAGGAATTTCCGCCTCAACTTCGAGTTCCAAATGATCTCGGAGGAGGAACGGAACAGGCTGTAAGCCTGAAGCCGGATAAACCCGGCCACCTCACCTACACACAAGTTGTAGAGAGTAAGTCCCATAAACGAGACTGGTTCACCCATAAAGGAACCGCGGAGATGATCCCCCACAAGGTTAACACCTTTCTTCACATTCCATTCGAGAGTGTGATTGACCATTATCATATTGGCCAAAGACCACAATGGGTGGTCATGGGTAAAACCCATCCCTGCCAGGAATCCTGACCACATGGCGTTCAA